CAGTTTGGTATGTATTTTAATACCACCCCAGGATCGGGATGAAAGTTCCTAGAAATTACTTTCCGTGTTGGTAGATAAACCCCGACATTTTCCAGCGTATTGGAAACACACGATTTGGCGCATCGTGTGGTATTTTAGACAAGCTTTGTTTTGGTTATTCTGATGATGATTTGATTATTTTGGTCTAATATAATCTTTTTATTAAATGATGAATATCCCACCTTTTGGTGGGACACTTTGCCCGGTGACCAGAGGCAACATACCTGTAGTCTAGTAAGGATGATTCTGTATATCAGAGTTGGAAATAGACTATTTACGCACCGCATCTTTATGATGCTTACCCAATATTCAAAACGGTATTATGACCTTTCTGTCGCAAATGCACAGAAATGGTGTCCCGAAAGGGAGATGAATACTATCTCGGATGAAGAGTAACGAGTGTGAATTATCGTGGGGAGTACTGTCTTAAGTGATAGTCGCCCAGTTAAGGGAGCGAGCTAGCAACCAAGTTGTTGTCTGCAAGCGGTTTAGAATCTCTCAACTAATGGGAGCTCTTAAGGGTATGATTTGTGAAAGTTAACGCATAGTGTCGTCGGATGGTAACCCCACCACGACTGAGGCTAAGCCCGCCTATGTATTACCGTATTGAATTGTCCTGAGCTGAAACGCCCAGTTTTTGATTGAGATAGACCTTGTAGATCTGTCTTGGTTGGCTTCGATTGGCATCGAAGTTGATTAGTAAGAGAACCACGTTATCACCATAGTGTCTGAACTAAGTTAGGTTAGATACCGTTTAGTGATGTTTTCAGTTGTACATCCGAATCCTTACGACAACTGTTTTTTGTGATTTTCGGATCACACGTCTTTTAAAACCCCGTCCGGGCGCGGGAAAGATTTTCTACGTTAAGAAAATTTGTAAAACGAACGGGCCTTTTCCATCATGAACAACTTTAAGATAGAAATTACTCAGAAGGCCAACACACGGGAATGCCAACCCGGGCAGGCTATGCCGCCGAACAACAACAACACAGAAGACCATCTCTGCATGGGTCTTCATGCCGAACTTGATGAACTCATGGAGTTCATCGATGCTTTTGGAAAACCCTACGTTGATGTAGAACGTGGGGAGAAATTGTATGATGAATTTGTATTTTCCCGTACGCCTCAGATGCAGCTGAGACGCACCGATGTGGTGCACCTCCCATATTCCCGGACGATTATTCCGGAATGTCCTTTGATATCTCATGATAATTATGAGATCGAATGGTACCCTGGTATCATTGTAAAGGAGGCAGATGCTTCTCTCTCACTCGAGGAGCATGTTATGCCTATGGGCAAATCCGAATCGCTGATTAGATTCGGATTTGATTTTGAGTGTGGTTTGCCATATAAGGTATTTAAAAATGCCTCTAGCGAACGTGTTTATTACACGTTGACAAATCACACACTCAATCCGAAATACAATCCTTATTGTTACCACAAGAACAAATATGTGGTGGATTATGATGAATTTCCTCTCTCTGGTTATACCAGAGCTATGGAAGATCATTTTGAGACGTTTACCATTACTGGCTGTACATTTGGCCATGTAAATAGGTGGACCAATAAGGTCGAACGAGTGGATGCCCAAATCACGTATGATGGGCACGGTAATCGCATTGGTATTAATCATTATAGCCCAACTCTGAACCACACGATGATGGTTTCAGAAACTTGGAGGGCTAAGAATGTAGAAGGAGATTGGTTTCATACTTTCTTCAACTGCCTTCTGAATGGTGAGGAATATCAAAATCTTGGAGAAACTCCTCAGTTTTTCCGGGGGGTGATTGCCAGCTTGTTCACCCTTTTCGGGGGGGGAAATTTAAATGTTCCTGATGATTTATCCCATGATGCTCGTGAATCAACTGAGGCTGTTAGAGGTCTCGGTGATGGTACGTTATTGGGAGCTTTTAGGTGGGTCTATAAAAATTGGACCACATTGAGGGATTCTCCGATCCTCAAACACATGTCTTGCCTTCTTTCCATTGGAATTTTGGTAGGATTTGCCCCTCCAGAATGGAGCACATTTCATCTTAAAGCTTATAGAGTTTACAAGATTGAAACTGCCGGC